GCCCTGAGCCGGTAGTCGCCGGGAAGCAGAGTTGTGCTGATCTTGGCTGAGACGCACTGATCGGTGGCGTTGTGGTTCCCGTCATCGTTCTGAGCCACCAGTTCCCCGCTTGCCGTGTAGAGCCAGAGGTACGGGTCGGTGGAGAACGTGGAGCACCCTGCGTTGCTGTTCCCGTAAATGATCGTCTCTGCCGCCTCTTCGACGGTGAAGTAGAGATCAGTTTCCTCGGAGATGGTGTAGGAGGCGGCTTGTGCTGATCCCGGTGCGAACCACGCCACCAGAAAGAACAAGACGAGCAGAAGGCGGCTCAGGGTGCTGAACACCCTTGCCATCAGTCTTCGTCTTTCTTGCTCCCCTTCGCCCCGAAGTAGCCGCCGAGGATACCGATAACACCACCTAAGGCGGTCTGCACAAGAGTCATCACGTCCGACGAGACTTCAACTGCCTCACCGGTCGTCTGCGTTTCAACGGCGGCGACGGCATAGTCACCGACAATGGCAATGAGGATGGCGAGCATCACGCCAATCGACAGGACGTACATGGTCTTGTCTCGGAAGTTGTTGCCGCTCATTGTGCCGCCAACTTGGCCCACGTCTTAGGGCCGACCACGGCATCGGTAGCCAGCCCGAACTTTGACTGCCAGCGGCGGAGCGCCCGCTCCGTGGCAGGGCCGAAGTCACTGTCTTGGGTAGCGCCGATGATTCCCTGCACCCACTTCACGTCCTCGCCCTTGCTTCCCCTGCGGAGAGGCTCACCGGGGTACGGCCTACGGCCCGAGGGCTTGGGTGCGGGCTTGGCCTGAGCGGGCTTCGGAGTGGGCTTCGGCTCGGGTGCTGATTCCTTGCCGTGGTCGCAGTCGCTCTTGGAGTGCTTCTCGGAACCCGGTCCCCAAATGCCATCGACATGCTGATCGTGCTCGGCCTGCCAGTTCCGCACTGCCTGAGCCGTAGCGGGTCCGTATTTGCCGTCTACGGGCTTGGCACCGACGATCTGCTGAACTTCCTTCACACCGGCACCCGACGAGCCGACCTGATACCACGGCTTCTTGCCGGGAGGTGCCTTCGGCGTGGCCTTGGCAGGAGCGGGCTTGACGGGCTTGGGTGGGTCACCGAGCAGACCCTTCATCGTGTCGATGTAGAACTGGCCATCGTCCGCCTTGGCGTTGCTGATCTCGATATGGACCCAATCGCCTCCCGGCGCTCCACTGAAAGCGGGCTTGGCGTAGTTCTGCCATGCTGATCGGTCGCACTTCCAGCCTCGGCCATGTGGGCGGGGGTAGTAGTCGAAGATGGCTTCGATGTGCAGGGCATCGGCGTTGGCGGCGAGGAAGTCCATCATGCGAACGGCGGCCTCGTAGTTCCCCGGTCCTCGGTAGGGCGCTCCACGCCAAGAGAGGTCTGCGGCCCTACCCGTCGCATGGACGCTGTACGACTGCTTCCCTCGCTTCCTTCTCACGCCAAACGAGCCGTTTGACCATAGGCCGAAATGGGCTTCCAGCAAGTCAACGAGCGTCTCCAGCCCCGCCCGCTTGCCAGCGGCGATGGTGTCGAATCCGGTGTAGGGGCGGCCCATCTCAGCCCTCCAGATTGACTGCTGATGCTGAACTGTCCCCGATGGGTCCACGGGCGGCGGCAACAGACTTGACGAGCGAGAGGATGGCCGCACCAGCGGCGGCCTTCACTGAGTCAAGGATGCCAACCGAGAGCATGTCCAGCGCATTGGTGCCGACGAGGGCGAGCAGGGTTTGGGCGAAAGTGCTGATCGCACGCTCGCCTGCGTCTTTGAGAAACTTGGGATCGAACATGCCCTAGAGCGTAGGTGCTGAAAGACCCCCACGGCTAGTGCCGTGAGGGCCAGTGTGCTGATCGGCTCAGGCGGCGGGTTCCAGAATCCGAGCCTTGGAGGGGCGGCTACCGAAGGCGAAGAACCGGTCGTCGTGCGACGGCTCCAAGGTGGCGGTGAACTCAACCCTGTCACCCTTGTCGGCGTGGCTGATGGCGCTCGGGAGCGTCAGGTAGACACCGTAGCCAGCATCAGCGATCACCCGAATCTTGGTGATCGTGCCACCGTAGCGGCAGTAGGGGTTGTCCTTCTCGTAGACACCAGCGATGGTGCCGGTCACGATGCACCGGCCAACCGGAGCGGGCGACTTGCTGATCTCAGCCTTGGCCTTGGCCTCGGCCTCCACCCGCTTGACCTCGGCCCTGCGGAACGCCTCGGCGGCGTAGACGAGGATGCCGAACCCACGGCCAGCCGCATCGAAGTAATCCTTGGCGACGACGGCCTTGAGGTTCTTCTCAAAGTCGCTGTGGCCAGCCAGACCCTTGACGTACTCAATCGCCTTGGCGGCGTACTCGTAGTCGTCCTCGGTGGGATTCATGGAGAGCCTCCACGCACGATCCTCGGGCCGCTCGTCACTGCTCGGGAAGAGCACCGCATGGACAACGCCCTTGGTGGGGGCACCGAACTCGGCGGAAGCGCTGACGTAGCCACCGTTGGTCATGGCGACTCGGTGGGCGATGGCCACGACCACAATGGTCGGGACGAGGGTGTCGGGGAGGCCGCCACCGGTCGTCTCATAAGCCTCACGCACCTCACGCTCATACGAGAGCCACGGCTTGATGCTGAGGTTGCCGATGTAATCCTTGACGCAGGTGCCGCCAACCCGAAGGCGCTTGCCCTCTTCGTCCTCCACCACCACGGTGTAGGTCCGGTGGCGAGCGTGGCCGCAGGCATCGCAGGTGGGCTTGGTGTCGATGTACTCGGCCACGATGCCCTCGGGAGCACCGGGGGCGGCGGTCACGATGCCGACCGTGTGGTCGACAAGCGCCACGAACTTCCAGCCCTCGTAGCGGACGGGGAACGTCTCGTAGGCCACCTCGTACTCGGTGACCTTGGTGCCCCACAGTTCATCGACGATGCGTACACGCTCTTCGCCGGTCAGGTGATAGGCGGGGGCGGGAACGCCCAACTTGGCCGCCTTCTTGACAAGGGCGGCGTGGCGGACCTTGAGGTCGATCAGACCGTACTCGTTGAGCCATGTGGTGTGGGTGCTGTTCTCTGTCATGCCCTCATTGTAGCACATTGACTCACCAATGACTACATCAGGGGAACCACGGGGACCAGCCAGAGTTGCCCCATATCAGAAGTGCTGATTTGAGGTTGACCTCGGGGTCGAAGAGTTCGTCGCAGTGATCCAGCGCACCGTGAGCCTGTAGCCAGCCTCCCGGCCAGTATTGGGTCGACTTGCACCAGAACTGATTGATCTGCACCAGCCCGTTGCTCCCGCCCATCGGGTCGTCGGGATTGTGCTGATCGGGCCTGCACCGGCTCTCTCGGTAGATCGTGTACGAGAGGCGAGGCAACTCTTCCTCGGGCCAGCCGATCTCACGGGCCAGTGGCATCCACTCGTCACACCGCCAGTCGGGTGCTGATTCTCGGTGCGGGGGAAGTGTCGAAGTGGTGATCGGCCTCGGCTCCCGTCGCTCATCCCCGAACGACATGGGTGGCTTGATCTCGGTCGACGTGAGCGGGGTGGGCACCGTAGTAGTGCTGATCGGCACGCCTTGGGGGTCGGGCCAGCCCCAGTGCTGATCTTCCCGAATCGCTCCACCGCCGACGGCGTTGGTGACTCCTGCGGCTACAAAGAGCACGGCAGTGATGAGGCTACGAATCATGTGGCTCCCTCCCTTGGTCGTGGCCCTTGGGCCACTCGGAAGGTTACCGTTTGGTTACGACGAGGGCAACCGCCTAGCGGTCAGGCGGGCGGGTCGGGCAGGACCGGATCGGCGAGGTTGATCGTCGCGGGCAGGTCACGGAGCGCCTGCCGGTAGGTCGCCCACGCCGCCGCATTGACGGGTGCGTCCGCTACTTGTGTCCAGTCGGTGCGGGCGAGTTCGCTGTTACGCCAAAGGCGGACCTGCTCACGCTTCTGCTCGTCAGTAGCGTTCGGGAAGTCAGCGTTGAAGTCGAACGTGGTCATCATGCCGCCTTGTAGACAACGGTCCAACTGAAACTGTCGCTAGTAGTCCAAGTGAACGGTCGGGTAGAGATAACAGTTTCATTCCTCACGAAACCGCCTGTTTCATCCAGACAGTAGATACCGAGAAAGGCACCGTTGGCGTGTGCCGCTCCACCGTACGCGCCGACGCCGCTGTCAATGAACTCACAGTTTCCTGCGCCACGCTCACGAATGGCGCTGGTAACCGGCAGGCTCCCACCCAAGTTGCCGGTAATCGAACTGGTGCTTCCTAGCGTGACCTGACCGGCGAAGTGAACGAAGTCGCCTATCCGTGCGTAATGGGCATAGTTGATCGTGCCGTTGCCGAGCGTGAAGTTCGTGAACGTCATACTGCCGCTGTAATCAATGTATGTTCCACCACCGGCATACACCCATGCGGACCCGTTGTAGATGTCGAACCGGTTCGTGTCCTCCTGCCACGAAACATCACCCTCCGACGGAGACGGATTCGCCGCCGTCCGAGCCGACAGATCAGCGTACGCCACGATCGCGTTCGCTGTAGCGCCCGCCTCCAACGTCGTGATCCGCGACGCCGCATCCGCCACCTTGTAGTCGATCGAATCGGTGTCAGCCGACGAGTCGATACCAACCTTCGC